TGAGGTAGCATCCTTGTGGATTGCTGTAGTTGGTAAGCCAGGCATTGGTAAAACACCATCAATTAATCAAATGATATTTCCATTGCGTGACCTAAACATACGAGAGCAGAAGGAATATGCTAGGCAATACTCTAAGTGGAGGGATTACGAGGCAATGGATAAGAAGGACAAGGCAATGGCTGAGCATGTGGATAAGCCAATCAATAAGCAATTCCTTGTAGGTGATATTACGCTGGAGGCATTGGTTGATTTACATGAGCAGAATCCAAACAGCGTAGGCATATTCAAGGATGAATTGGCCGGATGGTTTAAGGACATGAACAAGTACAGGCAAGGATCCGATTTAGAGTTTTGGCTTTCCTCCTGGTCAGGTACATCTATCTCATTAAACAGGAAGACATCCAAGAGTGCATTTGTGGATAAGCCAATGATACCGGTATTGGGTGGTATACAGCCATCGGTATTTGATGAATTTACCACAGGGGAAAACAAGGAGAACGGATTTGTAGATAGGATCCTTATCAGCTATCCTGAACTACAGGTCAATCATTACAATGCCAACAACATAGATCAAGCATTGATTGAATGGTACACAGGTTTTGTGCAGCAATTTAAGTATGATATTCAATCCTTGTTTTTAAAGTTCAATGACAAGGGCGAAATACAGCCTCTAAATGTGGTGTTTGGTACCGAAGCTAATAAGGAATGGGTACGAATTCATGACAGCATTACAGATATGCAGAATTCAGATGATGAGAATGAGTATATGAAATCAATGCTGCCAAAGCAAAAAAGCTACATTCCAAGATTTGCATTGCTAATTAACAGCCTATGGAGCGCATTGGATAAGGATAATACAATACCAGCACAGGTCATTACAAAGCAATCTGTACTAAAAGCTGAGAAGCTATCTGAGTATTTCATCAACATGAGCAAGTTAGTTAAACAGGATGTCAAGGAAAAGAATGAATTATTGCAGGCAGGAAGGGCAGCAGGCACGGATAAGTATGCTATGCTGAAAGGAATGTACAAAGCCAATCCTGACCTTAACAAGACAACAGCCAGCGAGGTATTGGGTGTGAGCCGTAAAACAGTATATAACATGCTAAAACAAATACAAGATGAAGAAAGAAACAAGGCAAAGACTAAAGGAACTAGAAACAAAGGAACTACAGCGTAAATATCCAAGCGTGCCATTGCATTGCTTGGCCCATTCAGCGTTCAAAGAGACCTCAGCAAATGAGCTTACAAAGACAATTATCAGATTCATTCAGCTGAATGGGTACCAAGCAGAGCGAATCAACACTATGGGGCGATTTGTTGGGCCAAAGAAATACACTGACTTTGATGGCAGAGAGCGCACCATTGGCAAAGGTAAGTACATACCTACCACAGGTACCAAGGGTAGTGCTGATATCTCAGCTACAATTGCAGGTAGATCCGTAAAGATTGAGGTCAAATATGGCAAGGATAGGCAGTCAGATGCACAGAAACAATACCAGGCAAGCATTGAACAGGCAGGAGGTACCTACATTATTGCCAGGGATGTGGATGGATTTATTGATTGGTTTGATAAATTCATTGCAGAAGTGAAATAAAAAGTTTACATTTGTACAAATTAAAACGAGAGAGAATGAAAAAAGAACAAGTACAAGCATCGCTGTACCGGAAGGTATGGGATGCAAAGAGGGAGATTGGCAAGGTCTACAAGAATGCCCAATCACATCACTCACGTTATGCAGATTTGAATGCTATCCTGGACACGGTGGAGCCGGTTCTGTTTAGCTTTGGCTTGATTATCATGCAGCCAATACGTGATAACAAGGTAATCACACAGCTGATTGATATTGATAGCGGTGATATGGTGGAGTCAAGCATTGAACTGCCAGCCATTAACAATCCACAGCAGATGGGAAGTGCCATATCTTACTTCCGCAGGTACACATTGAGCAGCTTGCTGTCCATCTCCACAACGGATGACGATGACGCAGTAAGTGCAAGCAAGGCAGCACCATCCAAGCCCAAGGCAACCGATGACCTAGTCAAGAAATTTGCCCAATCATTGGCAGATGGTACAGCTAAGTGGACCGTGGAAAAATTCACATCCACATATGAGTTAACTGAGGAGCAACTTAAATTAATTGAGGGAGTATGAATACTATTGAGAAAATTTTAGACAAAACTATGGCGCAGATGGGCACCATATTTACCAGCAATACATTTGCTAGATTACTAGAGGATAACGGAGCACCTAGGGAAGTTATTACCAATGGGATAATGTTGCAATATTTGAGGCACAATGCAGATAAATTTGGCAACAGTCCACATAGGACAAGGTCATGGGTAAAAAGAAAGCCTGTGGTACAGCAACAAGCCATCAATTTTGAACTGAATGATGAGATGTGCATAAACCATCTCAAGAATAGAGGGTACAGAATCTTTAAAATGCAGGAGGTAGAGGTATGAATGATATCATCATAAGGGCTCATTAGGTCGGGGATTTAATGACTAGCCCAAGAAATAAGTCAGAACTACTTTCAGAGACAGCCAAAGCGGTTTTGAGAATGAATGCTAAACAGGAGGTGTTTGGATTCAAGAATCAAATCACTTCAAAATACCTTGAGAAGGGAATTACACATGAGCATGATAGCATTGAGCTGCTGAACAAGGTCCGGATTGATAACTACACTAAGCACACAGGTAGAGAATCAAGGATGTTCCTGTCAGGTGAATGCGATATCCTTACTGAGGACATGGTGATTGATATCAAGACCTCATGGTCATGGGCCACATGGCCAGCAACACCATCGGAAGGTTACAACAAATCATATGAGTGGCAGCTACAGGCATACATGTTTCTGTATGACAGGCCTAAAGCTGAGTTGATATACTGCATGGTAGAAACAGATCCAGAGCTTTGCAAATATGAGCCAGCTGAATTACATCAGGTGGGTCACATTGAGCCGTATAGACGCATCACTGTGTTGAAGTATGAACGTGATTGGGATGCACAGGAGCAATTGATACACAGGTTGGAGGCTGCTTGGAATTATTACAACGAGTACAAGTCTGATATCCTAATGTCAAAGCTGGATCAATGAGATACACACAGAGCATGATTGAGATAGTGCGGTCAATGTATTCCGACCACAGAGCCAAGGAGATAGCCCAATTGTTGGGCGTCTCTGAGGTTGTGGTGTACAGGATTGCTGTCAAGCATGGAATCAAAAAGCCTAAAACATGGAGAACAGACCCAAGGTCAGGAGTATTTCAGAAGGGAGTTAGGCAGAGTCCAGGCACAGAGTTTAAAAAGGGACAACGTGCTCATAACAAGGGCATAAAAGTAGAGCCACATGTGTATGATAAAATGTCAAGGACGTTTTTTCCTAAAGGACACAAGCCATTCAATTACAAGCCTATTGGTACCATAACCATCCGGAGGGATTCCACAGGAATACCGTATCAATTTATCAAGATTACTGAAAAGTATTGGGAGTTATTGCATAGGAAAATATGGATGGATGCACATGGACCAATACTAAGGCATTTGATTGTCACATTTAAGGATGGCAATAGCATGAATTGTAACCTAGATAATCTAAAATTGATATCAAAACGTGAGAATCTTCAAAGGAATTCTATAGCAAATATTCCCGAAGACCTTAGAGAGGTGGTAAAATTAAAGAATAAGTTAACTAAAAAAATACAAGAACATGGCAAAAAACAAGCTAAGTGATCTACGTGACCACATTTTTAGCGCATTGGAGCGCATTGATGACGACCAATTAACACCTGAGCAATTGGATTATGAGATAAAGAAAGCAAATGCAGTGGCAAATTTGTCTAGCATGATTATCCAATCAGCAAAGATTGAGGTTGATTTCATTAAAGTCACCGGTAGATTGGACTCAAAGACCGAATTATTCAAGAGTATTGATACACCTAAACAATTAGACCTATGATTAAGATGCTATTTTTAGCCATTATGAGCGCATTTCTATATTCATCCAAGGGTAAGGCTACCTATTACGGAGAACATTGGACAGGGAGGCTCACAGCAAGCGGAGAGAGATTCCATGCAGATAGTCTGACATGCGCACACAAGACTCTTCCGTTTGGCACATTGCTATGTGTGATGGATACAAAGTCTGATAATGAGATTGTGGTCAAGGTCAATGACAGGCTGCCCAAGTCCAGCGGTGTATTGATAGACTTGACCTATGGAGCAGCCAAGCAGATGAACATGATACGCAAGGGAGTGCTACAGGTGACCATCACGGAGGTAGGTAAGGCTAAAATCTATAAGCGATGAAAAGCAAGGAACAAGCAAAAAAAATACTCAAATACCATACAGATTTGCATGGTGATATGGGTAAGCATTATGCCCTCAAAAGCACAGAGCAGAAAAAATATGCATCTGAGTATAGAGAGCAGTCAAAGTGGAATGAGGTAATTAACGAAATTGAGAAGTTATGAAAACAGCAGTAGAATGGTTACAAGATACTTGGTTAAATTATCCTGACTTATGTAGTTATGATAAAATACAAGAATGGTTTGAACAAGCCAAAGAAATGGAGAAAAAGCAGATGCTTAGATTTTATCATGAAGGTTCATTTGCACAAATGAGGTATTTTGATGGTAAAGGATATGTTAAAGCAGAACAATATTACAACGAAACTTTTAAATCAAAATAGAATGGAAAACAAAAACAACAGCGGAGCACTATTCCGCAATGACAAGAAGATTGCAGGGAGCAATCAGCCTGACTACACAGGCAACATCACTATTGATGGAGAGCGCAAGCGATTGGCAGCCTGGATAAAGGAATCACAGGCAGGTAACAAGTTTATGAGCATTCAAATATCAGAATTCAACAATGAGCAAGGTAATCAAGCAGCACCTAAGCAAGCCCAGGAAGATGATGATCTCCCTTTCTAAGGACTACCAATTGACCGAATGGATACGTGATCAGCTTATTCAAATGATCACACCAAGGTATAAGATTGGATTCATGGCTCTTGATATGGATGTGACTTACCATTCACTATGGAGATTTATGCGAGGAGAGCAAATGAATGAGGCATTTATCAATAAGGCGTTTCGTTTTTTATTAAATTCACAGGGTGAAGTTTTGGAAGGTTGACGCATACAGGCTGGCTAAGTCCATCACCAGGGGAAATCCTTTGTATGAGGACTTGGTCAGTCATGTGTATATACTCATGGACAAGTATGATGTACAGGAGGAAGACCTACCACGTACCTTTGTAAGGTTCGCACACAACCAATGGAATTGGTATCAATCAGATTTCAATAAGATGTTCAGAGGCTCTGCCAATACGGTGGAGCTTTCTGATTTATTGCCATCAGATATGGATGACCTAGAGCCATCAGCATTAAGGATGTTCCTTGATCAGTACATGGATCAATCACCATCAGATGAAAGTGACGTATTTTGTAAAGAGATTACAAAGATGTACCTTTATGGCATGACATACAGGGAGATACAAGCCGAGACAGGCATATCTCTGAACATTATTCACAAAGCAATTAAACAAGTAAAACATGATATACATCATTCTTATGAGCATAGGGATAGCCCGTGCATTACAGACATTGAGACTGCCTGACATTAAACCATTCAATTGCCAATCCTGTTTGGCTTTTTGGTCATGCATGATAGTGTGTGCCATCACAGAATGGGAACTGATGGGCATAAGTTTTATAGCGTATTTGATAAGTGATTTAATTTTGATATATGAAAATAAGTAACGACCTACAGCAACAGGCTGAGAGATACAACCGGACAAGGTCATTCAACCTGAATAACGTCACCAAGTCAGAATTGGCTATATGGTACAAGGATACACAGAACAAGGTATTAAACATAAGCTGTGGCACATGCATACGTAATGCTATGCGTGACCTTGTGGCTGCAATGGATGCCAAGCCAAAGCAACCAGCTATCAAAAAAAATACCGTTTAAAGGAATTACACAGGCACCATTGGATGAGATGTCATTCAAGGAGTTGAAGGCATTGGCAAGCAGCAAGGGATTCAAAGGTAATTACAAGAAAGCAGAACTGATTGAGTTACTAAGCAATGCATAAACACATTGATATGGGTGATATGTGCGAGGCAACAGAGGACGGCAAGCATTGGCATGTGGTAAAATACCTATTCTTTGATGACCACAACGATGAGTATGTGTGCCTGGTTGACAATGCCTATTGCCAATCGTTCATTGAAGTGCGTGAATTGACTGAAGAGATATGAGAGTGCTGAATGTTTCATCCGTGGATTATGCCAATATGAGCCACAACAATGCTGAGGCATTGAGGTCTATTGGTATACAATGTGACGATTGGACTATGTCAGTACATGCATTTCAGTACACCAGCCAATCTGAATTAGTGACAGCCAAGCACATCATGGATCGGTATATGGACTATGATGTCATTCAGCTATTCCATTCCTGTGAAAAAACCTACATGCTGATTATGGCACATTCCAACATAGTGGTGTACCATACAGGCACAAGGTACCGGATGAACAAACGATATTATGATGACCTGTACCAGGGCAGAATCATTGCCACAGATCAGTGTGAATTCCTGCTGCATGACCCTACAATGAGATATGTGGCACCGCATACCACATTGCAACCTGCCCAAAGGCCATACAGGACCAAGTTGCGCATAGCACATTATCCATCCAATCACCAGGTGAAGGGTACCAAGACCATCCAAAGACTATTGGAGCCGTTTAAAGATAGGTTTGAGATTGACATTAACACAAACAGAGAGCCACATGAAAAGAATCTATACCGCATTGGATTGGCTGATATATATATTGAGTTATTTAATCCCACACAGAATGGGCAGCCTTATGGTTGTTTTGGTGTTACAGCTTTTGAAGCCACAGCGTTGGGAGCCGTGGTGGTAACAAACAACCTGAACAGGAAGGCATACGAGGATGTATACGGTGAGCATCCATTTCTTACACCCAATGATGAGATGTCATTCATCCAAACGATTGAGTCACTTGATATGCCACGTGATGAATTCAAGGAGATGCGCAACAGATTACATTTCGGATTCAGAGGTAAACACAGCATAGAGGCAACAGGCAAACGCATTAAACAGATAATTGATGAAATCCAGCGTAATAATTAATACCTACAATGAGGATCCTAATATCCTAAGGAGAGCAGTGGACTCATATATTGACCAATGTGATCAGCTAATCATTAGCACAGTGGAAGGTGACAAGTCATTGAAGTACATTAAAGGGGTTGATTGGGCAATACTGCCAAAGGCCAAGCATGTAGGTAAGAGTCCATTTGGCTCATTCCAACAGATTAACAATGCGCTGCCAATGGTCAAAGGTGAGTATTTCTGTTGGGCATCCGGCAATGACTATGCACAGCCTCACAAGATACTGATGGAGATTGATACATTGATACGCACCAAGGCACATGTGTGTTACTCATCGTTCTATGTACACAAAATGAACGGCAGAAAATTACAGCCATTCCATGACTATGACTACCAAAGGCACCTACAGAACAACTTTGTATCTGACTGCTCAATGATCACCAGGTACATCCTTGACAAATACCTGCCATTCCATCAGCAATGGAACAACATGGCCTATTGGGATTTATGGCTGAGGGTATATGAAGGTGAGGGAAATGTATTTGCATATAATCCCATACCTACATGGACATATGTACACAGAGATACAGATATGAGCAAGGTACGGAAGAAAAGCCCGGAACAGATTGCAAAAAATAATCAAGATAAAATTAATATGTTAAAACACCATGAAGGTATCAAGAGCAAGGTGGGAGCTGGCAACCATTAACCTAATTGCCAGGCGTATGGCAAACGGCCATAACTATGACAACATTCACTGCACCAAGCCTGTGGCAGATTATGCCAGCCATCTAATTAAGTGTGGCGTAGGCAATAGCATCCTTGATGTGGGATGTGGAGGACAGCACCTAAGGACATGCCTACCTACTGATGTGGAATACATTGGCATAGATGCATTCCCTATAGATGGTACCGATACCATCAAGATGGCCGTGGAGGACTTGGAAGGTATTCAGGTTGATACGGTGGTGGCGTTTGCTGTCCTGGACAATTGCCGTGATTTCTTCCAAGCATGTGACCGGATGAAGGATGCTGCCCGGCAGAACATCATAATTCTGACCGGTATGGATATTGAGGTGGATGAATTCCATACATTTAACCTACAGCGTGAACACTTTAAATTAGGATTTCATGATTGGCATTGCTCAATTGAGGAGGAGCTAAGTCCTAAGGTGTGGTTGCTAAACTATGAACGAGTAAATTAACAGATATGCCAATACCTAAACCGAAACCAAACGAGAAAGAGGCTGACTACATGAAACGATGCCTAAGTGATCCTAAGATGAATGAGGAATATCCTGCCAATCAGAGGGTGGCTGTATGCTCAGCACAGTATACACAATACAAAAAGAAGAAGAAATAATAATAATAATAATATATATATATAGATATATTATGTTAAATAGAACAGAAATACATAATTAGGTTTGGCATGGCGAAAGGACAAGACACAATTGACAAATTGGAGGCGTATGCTTGGCAGTACATTCAGGAGTGCATCAACCATACAAGACCTCACGTATCAGGTAATGGCAAGGTGGTACAGGTACCGGATAGGCATATACCTACCATTGATTACTTTCTGAGGATATGGATACCAATGCAGGAAGGAATGGAGCTGATTGCAAGGAGGACATGGTACGATTGGCTGAGGACAGATGGCCCCAAATCGCACACTATTAAAAATATATCAGACGAATTTGACAGCCTGGCACGTGATATTGTGGGCAATGAGGGTAAGGGTATATTCTATGCCAAGAACAAGCTGGGCATGCATGACCGGCAGCAGGTTGAAACCCGAAACGTGGATAGGTTTGATTTTGAATAATTTTGTATATTTGTGCGATTGACACAACATAGCGATTTAGTTTGGTTAGGTAAAGGGTGGCGTAGGCTGCCCTTTGTTATGATATGAGCACAGTCAAAGGATATAAGCCCCATGCCAATCAAAGGTTGATCCATGATTCAATCAATCTAGGTGAATACAAATACTATGTACTGAACATCGGCAGGCAGTTTGGCAAGACATTGCTAGGGATCAATCAGATGCTATGGTGGGCAATCAATGACAAGGGCTGTAACATTGCATGGGTCACACCGGTATACAAGCAGAGCAAGAAGGTCTTTGATGAGATGGAGCGAGTGACAAGGGCATCGGGCCTTTTTGAATTCCACAGATCAGATTTATGGATCAAGGGATTTGGCAGCACCATTACATTTTATTCCGGTGAGAAGCCCGACAACATCCGAGGTAACACGTTTGACTACCTGATCATTGATGAGATGGCATTCACCAGGGCTGAGCTGTGGGATGAGGTACTATCTGCCACGGTGTTGGTCAAGGGCAAGAAGGTTCTGTTTATATCAACACCGAAGGGAAGGAATCACTTCCATAGGTTGGCACTACAGCATAACTATGATGAGAGGTACAAATACTTTCAGTTCACCAGCTACGACAATCCGCTGATTGATGCACAGGATTTGGACGAGAGGAAGAGGTCACTACCTGACCATATCTTCCGACAGGAATACCTTGCTGAGTTTGTGGACAATGCATCCGGGCTGTTCCGCAACGTGCAGGCATGCATAGGTACAGGGCAACCAACAGGCAAGGCATATGCCGGTCTGGACATTGGTAGGGCTGATGACTACACTGTACTATCCGTGATCAACAGTAATGGGCACATGCTGGCTGTGTACAGGTGGAGGCATATGGAATGGTCAAACATCATTGATCAGGTGGAGGCACGGATTAAACAGCACAATGCCCTAACATTGGTGGAGGTCAACAATCAGGGTGATGTGTTCTATGAGATGTTAGCCAAGAGGTGCCGGAACAACGTGGAGCCATGGATCACCTCATCCAAGTCCAAACCCATATTGATTGAGGATCTAGCTGTGGCATTTGAGCAGGCAGCCATTAAGGTACACAATGAGCGGTGGCTGCTTGATGAATTGGAGGCATTTACGTACATTTACAATCCGACAACAAGATCGGTAAAGTATGCAGCACCGGATGGCTTGCATGACGATGGGGTGATATCCTTAGCATTGGCATGGCATTGTAGAAAGGCATACAGCAAACGAGGACAATATAAAGTGATGAGAGTATGAGTACAACAATTGAGGTAAAATATCCAAGGCACATAAGGGAGTGCAGTCCAATTATGGTCACCAAGTGGCTGCATATGGCACCGCTATGGAAGGAGGCACAGAGTAACCTGAGCGGTATGCTGGACTTCCATGTGCAGGTGGTAAGTGTGTTCACAGGATTGAAGGTCAATGAGATCAAGAGGGCAGCCGTTGACGATGTGGTGAGGCTGAGCTACCGCTTGTTGAATATGATCAGTGACCATCAGATGGAGGAGCCATCCGGCAGAGTGGTGATTGATGGGCAGGCATATGTGTATGAGAAGGATTTCAGCAAGATATCAACAGGGCAAATGATTGACATGAAGTTGATAGAGCGCATACCTGAGGAGCCTCACAAGGCATTGGCGATATGCTACATTGAGGAAGGGATGGAATACTGCCAAAAGGATGACAGAGGCAGAGTGATGAATCCCAATGAAAAGAGGGAGGCACTATTCAAGGAGCGGTTCCCAGGTGATGAATTTCTGAACTTCTTTGGTTTTTTTTTGCACGAATCCGAGAGCAGGAGAAACGCTATTTTGGCACTACAGGTAGTGAGGATGGAAGCACAGAGGATCAAGCTGATGAAGGAAGTCCAAAAGACAGTGAATGGTTCACATGGACAGGGGTCATCCTTAGGTTGGCTAAGGAGCTGGGGAGGTCTATTGACCAAATCACGGAGCAGCCGTACATAGAAACCATGTTTTGGATGAACTACCTGAAGATATCCGATGAACAGAAATACATAAGGGATAGGGAACACCAGCAACAGATGGCAGCGAAATATGGCAGATAAGTATGAATACCTAAACAATCTTGGAATCAGCAAGGGCGATATGGCTAAGCCAGCCAATGCCTATGAGGCTATGCTGCTAGAATTAGCCAAGCAGTTGACTTTAGATTTGCGTGATGCTGTAGAGAGCAAAGCGGATAATACAGGAGGATTGGCTTCCTCAATTGCTGCGCTGCCATCAGGCAAAATGAAGGTAAGCATCAAAGCTGATTACTATTTCAAGTTCATGGATGAAGGTGTAGAGCCTACCACAGGTAAGAGATACGATTCACCACATAAATTCAAATATAAAAATGTATCCGAAAGTCATGTGAAAGCATTGCAAGAATGGAAAGGATACTCAGCAAAGCGAGCCTATGCATCTGCATATGTGACAAAGAATGTGTACGGTTTGAAACCACGTAATATCATTGATGACACGGTAACACAGGATACATTGAAAAAAATGAGTAACGATCTCAGCACATTGATGGGCATGACCTTGGAAGTGGTATGGGATAAAAACACAAAGACATGGCGGTAACAATAGTACAGCAACCGGATACCTATAGCGCAGCAGGTAATCCAATCATATGGACATTTAGCAGCAACCAAAC